TGGTGATGTAAGCGCCGTCCCAGCTCTCGCAGATGCCCACATGGGCGGCGTTTTTCTTCCCGGAGAAGTTGAAGAAGATCACATCCCCGGGCCGGTAGTCCCCGCTGACCTTCTGCTGTCTGTGGAAGTTCAGCAGCGAGGGGCAGTTGGCGTTCTTGCCTCCGCCGTAGTACAGCTCAGAGGCCTCCGCCGCGCGGAAGCACCACCACACGAACACGGCGCACCAGGCGTAATTGCTCCCGGACACCTCCCGGCCGTAGTAGGCCGTGTTGTACTTTACCCGGTTGGAGTTGGGCGGGGACTCCTTTACCCCCAGCTCACCCCGGGCAATCTCCAGAATCCTTTCCGCAGTCATACTACTGCCTCCTCAATTCTCCGTTTAGCCGTTTCAAAATAGCCGGGGTCAAGCTCCATGCCAATAAAGTTGCGGCCCGTGTTGACGCACGCAATGCCCGTGGAACCGCTGCCCATGAATGGGTCAATCACAATTCCGTTTTTTGGGCATATTGCAAGCAGTTTTTCAAGCAGTTCAACCGGCTTTTCAGTCTGGTGGTGCCTCTGTTTTGTTGAAACACTTTTGATGTTGTAGCAACCAGCCCCAACAAAAACGCCGTCTATGTACTCTGTTTTTCTTGGGCCATTTGTCCCCCACACCACATATTCGCAATCGTTTCTAAAACGGTTTGGACTAGGCCGGCTGTTCCCTTTGTTCCATACAACAATGCCACGATATACCCACCCAGAAGCCTGCAATGCGTCAATCATGGGGGCAATATTTCGCCAGTCCACAAACACAGCGCATACGGATCCCTCTTTGCTTTTTTGACGGCACTTGCTCAGAACCATCCTCATGAACTCGGTAAAGCTCCGCTGGTCCATATTGTCGCCGCTGAAATTCTGAAACCGCGCCGCGCCGTTGTATTTGCGATCGCAATATTTGGTGCGCGTGCTTGCTTTTCTGTCGCCTGAGAACAAGCCGCCGGACGAATACGGCGGATCGGTCAGCACCATATCCACACTCCCGTCCAGGATGTCCTTTATCTGCTCCAGGCAGTCGCCAGGATATAGCTGAATGCTCATGCCGCCTCCAGTTCCCGGTGGAGCCTCAGCACAGCGGCTTCAATGGCGTTGTCTACTTCGGCGGATGTCACGTCATAGCCTTTGGAGTTGAGGAAATTCCGCACGTACTCCTTCCGTTTTTCTCCCTCCAGCTGGTAATACAGCTGCTGGGCCGCCATAACGGCGATCTCCACCCATTTCAGCAGCTCCTCCCGGTCTTTCTGGGTGGTATTGCGCTTGATCCAGGGGATCACAAAGGCGGTGACCAGAGCCGCCGCCAGGGCGATAAAGGCTTTGAACACAGGGGTCAGATCAGTCATTTGAATCATCCCTTTCATTTTTATGTCTGCATATTTTAAAGAAAAGTGCCGGTACAGGGTTTATTTCAAGTTTCTCATAGATCGTCATCCTTTCTTTTCTTGGTCCCATTCAGGACCGTTTTTAAGCACATCAGCAGAAGCTCCCCGCCGAAGAAAGCCGGAACTAGTTAAGATTGTTGACGCAGTTTTTGAAACAGTACATCGCGGTCACCCGGCAAATATCTTCTACTTTGGCAACCTCCCACGTTAACACAATTTTTTCATCTTTCATCGGTAATTTCTCCCATCAAATTTTTTAGTTGTATAAGCCAATTCATCAATTGTTCATGTTCCTTTGCACAAGAATGATTACAATTTCGTATTTCTTTCTCAACATTCTCTTTGCAGTGTTTGATTGCTTCATCCAGTGTCATTTTTATCGCCACTCCTTTTCTTCTCGCTCAAAACGGTTTTTAAACACATAAGTAACAGCTCCCCGCCGAAGAAGACCAGGATCACCCCCAGCAGGGCGGAGGGGTCGTTTCCGGTACGGGAGAGGATGCGCAGGCTGTAGGCGGAGGCGGCGGTGCCGCAGGCCACGCACCACAGCACCATCAGCTTAGCGAACAGGTGTGAGATAGACCTTGCCCTCTCGAAAAGCTTTTTTATAGCGATCCCTCCTTTTCTGTTTTTTCTCGTTCTGCCAGTATAGCCAGGCTATATGGAGTATTTCTACGGCCAGTAAAGTCGCAAAAATTACCTCGACCCACCGTTGCGCAGTCATGCAGTCAGCCCCATCATAATCAACCCCCCTTATGGAAGTTCTCCAGGTCCTCGATCCGGTGGTTGGCCACCTTGATCTTCTCCTCCTGGAGCTCCGTCCGCTCCTCCAGCTTGTACACCCGGTCGATGACCTGATTATGTACCTCGACTTTGCGCTCCAGCTGCTCCAGCCGGTACTGGGTCAGCTTGCTGGATACCAGGATGCCCCCAAAGGCCCCCGCCCCGGAGCCCATCAGCCCAATGAGGGCCACAATCACAGCGTCACTCACCGCTCACACCTCTTCATCAAAAGAATCTTGCTCAGCGGTCACTAGGGCGGATGACTCAACGGCGGCGGAGTCTGTGGTTTTGGTGTATTCCAGCACCAGCCAACAAGGACGAGAAACTAGCGTAGCGCCGGAAACAATCATTCTTATGTTTGTGCCGCGTACTACAGCCGCCACATTTGTGCCGTAAGTCGAATTTATTGCATGATGCACGCCCTCTGAAGTTAGCATATATCCGCTTATGCCAACAACATTCATATCAGCATCTATGCTCCCAACCGTGTCTTGGGCAGAGGCAGTTTTTGGAGTTGTTAATTCATATACTTTTCTGTACAACGGTTTCCCAAGCCACGTACCAATTACTGTCTCTTCGGTGGAATAGATATTTTGTGCGTCCGATGGCGCGGAGGCAGATCCCGAGAGGGTCTGCCCTTTATAAACAATCGAATACTCTTTCAAATGTCACCCCTCCTACACAAATATGACAATAGGCACCGCCGCCGATACATATCCGATTCCAGAAACAGTATTCTGGGCGCCATTTACCCAACAGGCGTAATTTTCTGCGTTATTTATACACGCAGACCGTGTCCAGATAAAGTTCTGGGTATTTTCCCCGATCGAGGCAAACTGTTTGTCGCTAAAATCAGCAAGCACATCGGAAAACAAGGGGTACTGTGTCTGAAAATCAGCCTCATTGGGATCAATGCTGGCAGTTACTCCGAACATCTCATATAGGGACAAAACGGCGATATTGTCGTCAGTCGAAGTAATATTGGCAGCATTCGCACCCGCACCGCCGGCCACGTTGTTTGTGTACTTTTTAACGGTGCGCATAACTGCCTGAAGGTCTCTAGGCAGAATATTTGTCAGTCCGGTATTTGGGCCTTGCAGTCTCGAACGCGCCACGCTGTCCTTCCAGCCCCCCGCGTTGCTCCCGGATGCACCATCAAACATATTGACTCCGGCCATATAGGTAATCTTACTGTCGATGCGGCCCAGAAGAAAATGTGTGCGATGCTCTCCTGGGGACTCCAAAGCCGCGTTATGGTCAAACCCGGCGATAACCAGTTCAATTTCCGTAATAGGAACCTGTACGCCGTTAAAATTTCCGCCAATCATGATCCGCTTTGCGTCCCCGACCTTGTAGTGGTTCTTCAGAATGCCGGCTTTTGACCATCTGCTGATGTCCTCCCAGTCCGCGTCATCCAAATTTGCGGGAATGATGCCATCATCCTCAACAACATAAAGGATGTCTGCCATCTTCTCCTCCCGCGAGAGGTCTCGGTAGTCTGATTTACTCATAAACTTTATGGAATCACCACCGGAGGGAAGGTCTACACTCTTTCCATTGGAAATAATCTTCATGTGGTCACCTCCGTATCGGCGGTTTTGGTATATTCCAAGATCAAAGTAACCGGGCGATTGTGGTATGCAGAGTTCATAGCTTTCATCATAATATCACCACTACCCGTTTGTAATGTAACAATAAAATTACTACTATCATTTGGAAAATTAACGGATCTTGGGCCGTTATCTGTTTCGAGGAAACCGGAAATTGACACCACGTGTCGCCCGGAAAATGGCAGAATCACCGCATTATTTGTATTACTAGGACTGGTTACAGAAAAGCCACATCTGTACAATGGATCTCCAAACCAACTTCCAATTACCCGTTCCTGTTCGTCGTAGACTTCGCCTGCCGAGCCTCCCGAGATACTTCCATTTTGACCGTCGTCCACGAAATATGTCCCCTTAGCCCTCTGCTCCTCCGTCAGCGCGTCATACTCCGCCTGGGTCATAATACCCCGGACAGGGTTGTCTATATTGAGGACGTCCCCCGTTTTGCTCAGACCGTCGCCAGGGGTGAGGTCGGAGCCGCTTCCGGCAGGCCCTGGCGGCCCTTGCTCTCCGGTATCTCCTTTCGGTCCCGGGGGCCCCGGCTCCCCCTGTTCCCCCTTTTCTCCGGGAGGGCCCTGCTCCCCGGGCGCACCCTGAGCGCCAACGGGGCCTTGGGCTCCCGGTTCCACCTGCGGTCCTTCCAGACCAGCAGGTCCGCGTTCTCCGGGGTCGCCTTTATCTCCTTTTGGCCCGGGAGGCCCAGCCGGGCCAGGGACCGGGATGTACCCTTCCCCCCCGCCGCCCACTATCTGGACGGTAGACAGGGCCTTGTCTCCACTCATCAAAGACAGGTTCATGCCGTCGTACTCCAGGCCGTCCCCTTTTTGGGCCAGCTCCTGCTCCCACAGCTCCGGCGTGGGGGGCCTGGTTTCCCCTCCTGGGGCCGTCCCCGGGAAAATCATCCCCAAGCTGGCCCAGACGGTTGGCAGCACCAGGTCGTCCCCCCGTGTGCCGCGGACCCCGACAGTCAGATACAGGTTCGGGGTCTGAAGCGCCTCCCAGGGGATATTCACCGGCCCGCCCTCCAGCCTCACCGACCAGCTCCCTCCGTTCGTTTTGAATACAGCGGTCTTATCCAACCCCTCCCAGTCCGCCGAAAACGTGAACTCCACCAGGTATACATTGACGCTGCCGGAGGTCATGGTCTCCCGCTTCCAAACGGATAGCTGGGTCTTGTCTGCATAAAGTTTAAACAAAATCAGACCTCCTCGTAGATCTCCCACCACTCATCCGCGCCGGGCTCCGACGTGTTGCCGTCCCGCTTGGAGCGCCACAGCTTTTCCTTGTGGCGCACCACGTCCCCGGTATCGAAAGCGTCGTGTGCCCCGGTCGGGGGAGCCCACAGGGGCCACCCGGAGGCGTCCAGGCTGACGTGGGTATAGAGAGACGGGGTAGACGCCGGGGGCCACTCAGCGGCGCTGGTGTGGCCCTGAACCACAGTGTAAAGCAGAGGGTCTCCGTTGCTGTCGGTGCCGTCGGTGAAGTAGTCCCCGGCCGCGTAGGTCTTGCCCACCTGGTACTCCGGGTAGATCATGGCCACCTCCCGGGCCTGCGCCGGGGAGAAGCTGGCGGCGGCCATCTGGAGAGCCCACCTGATCTGGTCCATCATCCGCATATCTTTTTCCGTAAACATGTACTGCGCTCCTTTTATCCAAAACTGTTATCTTAGCAGCGCCTGGAGCAGGTCTGCTTCCGTGTAGGTCCGCTTCTCCGGCTCCGGGGGCTCCGGTTCCGGGACAGGCAGCGGCTCCCAGCTGGTCACAGTGGGCACGCCGTCCCGGTCCTCCACGGTGATCCGGCCAAAGGGGTAATTTTCCAGGGTCGTGGGGGTGCCCAGTTCCTCCGGAATAACAGCCCAGCCCTCCGGGGCGGGGAATTCCTCCGGCGAAACGCCGTCATAGGTCTGGTTGTCGTGGGCCCCGTTCTCGTTGGGCTCAATTTTTATCATGGTCATTTCCCATTCCTCCTTAGCCAATCGCCACATAATAGTAGCGGTGGTCAGCAGTATTAAACGGACCGACATCGGCCTTATTTCCGTACCAATAAAAAGTCTTCCCGTCCGCGCTCTTTTTCCCGTAACCACCAGTTATTTCTCCACGGGAAAACCCTGTGTCTTTAACAAAACTGGTCGTCAATACTGACGATATCATTACCCATACCGTGAATGCTTCGGGTGTTTGTCCCAAGCAAAATGGCTCTATTCTTTTTACGTAATATTTCGTTATCTCGCCAAATGGGATCATAACGATCTTGGGCGCGAAGGGGAAGGTCAAAGACATCGGATCGCTTTCGCTGAACCCCTTCTCTCCCCCGGTGCCCGTGTAGCTGCCCGCAAGGACTTTAGTTGCGGAATTGGCGATATTTTGAGCATTATCCGCAGTGTTCTGCGCGGCGGTGATGAGCGGGCGGATTGCCGCAAAAATTTGATCCGGTGTAGCGGCGGAATTCTTGCCATACAGCGCCGCTGTAGCGTCCTTCAGCACATTTGCCTTATTTAGATCGGTGCCCCTTGTCTGCACCCCGGCGCTGTTCAGCGCCCCCAGGTCGATGGGCAAAGTTCCGTTAATAAGGGCCTTGGCAAAGTCTTGATAGGTAGGATACATGGTCAAAAAGTTTGGAACGCTTTTCAAGCTCCGGCTGTTGCCGGTCCCTTTGATTATGGTATCTGTCATAATTTTCTCCTGACTATAAATTTCCCTTTAACCCACCCTGTCCAGGGGCGGCTTTTCATGCCTCTCCGCTGCTAATTTCCCCAGAGGACCAGCACTGGTAATACGGAAGAATCGAATCCGCCGCCACAAGGGCCTGCTCAATCTGGTTGGCCCCGATGTAGTGCGGCCATCTCATGGATTCCGGAAGGGGCAGCTCCTTCAGCCAATCGATCCCCTGCGCATCCCGGATGCGCTCCACATTGTCCAGATACTCCCCCCCCTGGGTCCGGGTCATAGCGTCCGACATGAGCCAGTCCGTTTTCGGGGCGGCGTCCGGAACATAGCCCAGAGCCTCCAGCCGCGCCTTCAGGTACCGCACCGCCAGCCCGACCCGGTTGACATCGTCGTCGCAGTAGCCCCCCTTCAGCACCCCATTGCAGATCCAGTCCCGCTCCTCCTCCGTCCAGGCGGCCGCGGGGCGGCTCTGGAGGCGCTCCAGCCTGTCCACATCCGCCTGGGTCCGGTCGGTGATGAGCCGGATCATATAGACCTCCTCGGTGGTCTCCCAGCCCGCCCCATCCCGGGCGGTCACCGTGATGCGGTTCTCCCCCACCGCCAGAGGCACAACCCCCTCGTAGACGTCGTACAACTCCCCGCCCCAGGGGGCCGCCGGCGTCATGGCCACCGCCGTGCCGTTGTTTTTCGCTGTGACCGCGGGGGGCCCAGAGGTCAAATCCCAAACCTGCACCCGAATATAGGCCGTTTCCGTGTCCACCACCCGGTGCATATCCGGCTTTGACAGCCACAGGGAGGGCGGAACGGTGTCCACGGTGTAGGCGGCGCTGACGGTGGCCGGATTGCCGTCGTTGTCAGTGATTCGGAAAGTCACCAGGTGGCTCCCCTCGCTCAGGTCCGCGGTTGGGGTCCAGGTCAGCCGGTACCCTCCGGAGATCGCCGCTGTGCTCTTCCCGGCGCTTTGCGCCGCCCCGTCCAGGGTTACGGTAAAGCTCCCCGGCTTGATACCCGAGCCCCCGGACTCATCCACAGCGTCCACAATCACCGTGGGACGCTTTACAGTTACATAGCCGGGCCGGGGAGACACAAGGGTCAGCACTGGAGGCCGTATCTCCTGCGAAACCAGCCGCAGCCCCTCAAACACAGCGCCGTCCGCCGTGGCCACAGCTCCGGCGCTGTTGACCGCCTCCACCTCCACGTTAAAATATCCGCCTGGCTGGTGGAAGGAGGTCCTGGAGGGCGTGTAGCGGCCCTCATACCGCCCGGTGGCGCTGTTGTAGCTGAGCGTCACCCACGTGCCGTCAATTTTGGCCCGCACCCGCGTCAATGCCATCGTATCCCCCCTTTAAATCTCCCCGCTGGTAAACTCCCCGCTGGTTGGGATAAAGGTGCTTGACACCAGGGCCACGTCCGCCGCGGCACCGGAGATCAGCACCGTCTGGCCCACCTTCGCGGGATTTGGGGAGATGGTCCCGCCCATGATAACGGGCACATAGGTTGTGGCCACAAGATCACCCTTTCTATTCCGGTCTTTCCCAGGTCAGCATAATAAACCCGCTGGCCCCCTTCACACCCGGCTTTCCGGGTCCCGGCTCCTTGGTCATCACAAACTCATACCGGGTGTTGACCACCCCGGGAGCCGCCCCGGGCGGATGGTAGGAGTAGGTCTTAAAATACCCCTCACCCGGTTCTCCCCCCTCGCCGCCCTTGCCCCCGTCGCCGGTGCCGGGCAAAGGGACGGGTACGCCGCCGCGGCAGAAGGTCCTGCCGTTTGCGATATCGGTGTAGCCGTCTTCGTAGAGCTGCCCGTTGGCGGAGGAGTACACACCGAAGGTGGAGTGCTGCCCCATGGCCCCCGGCTTCCCGAAGGTGTTGGAGGGCACCCCGCCGGCGCCACGGTGGTAGGCCACCGTCTCCCCCGGGTTCAGGTGGATCACCCCGTACCACACCTTCCCCCCCTGGCCGTCCTGGCCGGGCTCTCCGTATTTGGCTATAATGCCGGTGCCGTAGAGAGGTCCGGAGGGGCCCACCATACCGTCCTCTCCCCGGGAGCCCCCCTGGCCGCCGTCAGACAGCACCAGGCGGAAGTCAGTCACTCCGGCGGGTGCGGTAAATTCTCCGTCGTCCGCGTCCATAATGGCAAACTCCGTGTACAGATAACTGCCGTCCGCCTGCAGCAGTCTGGACAGGCAGCCCCGGAGGCCGCCGCCCTGCATGGTAAAGGACTGCGTCATCCGCCGCCCCGCGGCGGCGTTGGACTCATCCAGCCAGATGGTATCCACGTCCCCAATCTCGCTGGAGGGATCTCCCCGGCCTGTGGTCTCGTACACGTTGCCGCCGTACTGGCTTAAAATCAGCCTGGCGGCCTCCAGCGCCTGCTCGGTTGAATGCAGGAAGGGGTTTATAATGGCCACAGTCTTCTCCGAGCTGGTGGAGTTCCCGCTCACCACAAAGGTTTTCTGCCGGGTGTCCTCCTCCCCCTCCGGGAGGGCGGGCAGCGCCAGCTGGAAGATCAGCGCCGCCAGGCTTTCGTTTGCTTTCATGGCGGGGTATCGCTCCAGGTTGTCCAGGGTCAGCTTATTGCCCTGGTTCCACAGCGGCTCTACCGTCAGCTTTCCAGTCCTGGCGTCCGCCCGGGGCCACGTGCCCGTGGCCTGACAGACCCAGCGCAGGATATCCCCGCATTTTTTGTTTTCCACATCGGTTCTGTCGTTGGCTGTGACAGCCTTTCCGGCGTAAGCGGGGTCCACGGAAAACCGCTTGGAAAAATTCTCCCCCAGGTGTCCCACCAGGGCTTGGACCCAGCCCTCCAGGGTAACAGGCAGCGTCTCCGGCGCGAAAAAGGCCCGGCTGGCCAGCAGCCCGATGATGTCCACCAGATACCACTCCATAGTCAGCTCGTTCTGGCTGGTTTTCCAGCCGTCCGCGTACTGGTAGCACACCCCCAGCGGGGCGCGTTCCACGGTCCGCTCCAGCCGCACGCCGGCGTACAGCTCCACCCCCTGCCGCTCCTCAATGCTCTCAAAGATGCTGTCCTTGTTCCGGGGGTCAAACCGCCGGTCGGCGTTGTCCATCCCCAGCCGGGCCGATCCATAAGGCAGCGTCAGGCAGGAGAAGTCCCCCTGCTGGGTCACGTCAAACACCGACAGATCATCCCCGGTCCAACGCTCATAGGGGCCCAGCACCATCTCCATGATCCGGTTTCGCCGGAAGGGCAGGCTCCATTTGGTTACCGTGAGCTTAACCTCCGTCGACGTATACACCTTAAAGCCCTTTACCATCAGGTGGGTCTCCCGGTTCCCTGTGACGCTGGATTTGTGATAGCGCACCCCGTTGACGAACAGCTCCAGGGTGAAGTCCTCCGGCACGCCGTCCACCGGGTCCTCAGAGAACCACAGTGTCACCGCCTGGAGCACGCCGATGTTTTTTACCTTCTGATCAATCCACGCCCCGGAAGAAAATACGCGGCCGCACGGGCACAGCCGGTTGTTGGCAAAGCCCATGCGCTCCGGCTCGGTGTCGTAGTCGTCCGGGAACAGGTCGAAGGTCCCATTCAGCAGGGTCCGCCCCCGCTCCAGGGTGAAGTACCGCGGGGGCGGGTCCACCTCCTTGTCAAACAGCTGCTCCGGCCGGCCCCACGGGGCAATGCTGTCGCAGGTGGTCTCCCCCAGCACAAGGTCGGGGTCGCTCATGTCCACCACGGCCAGCAGCTCAATCTCCCGGGTGTCCGCCACAATGGCCTCCCGAAAGGCCGGGCTCATTTTTTGCATACTCCCCCCCCTTGTTTTCTGACCGGTTAACTGATGGCGATATAACGATAAGGAACGTTGACGGTGTTAAAAATATCGTCCAGCTTAACTCCGGTTTCTCCGTACCAGTAAAACGTCTTTCCGTCCGCGCTCTTTTTTCCGCGGCAGTCGGCTGCGCCGGCATTTCCAAAGCCGCGCCCGTTCCAGTCTGTGGTTAATGCGTTTGCCTGCATGGCCCAACAAACATCAATAACGTTGAAATTCTTAGGCGTAAACTTGGCCCCAGCATAGAGCAAAAATACAATCTTGGGCGCAAAGGGAAAGGTCAAAGACATCGGATTGCTCTCGCTGAGCCCCTTCGCTCCCCCGGTGCCGGTGTAGCTGCCCGCAAGGACTTTGGGCGCGGCGTTCACGCCGCTCTGGGCGGTGTCCGCCGTGTCCTGCGCCGTCCGCACCAGGGTGCGCAGCTGATTAAAGGCGTCCTTGGGTACGGCGCTGGTGGCAATCCCCAGGCTGTTACAGGTGGCGTCGGGCAGCACGTTGGCCTTGTTGTAGGGCGTTCCCATAATCTGCACCCCGGCGCTGTTCAGGTCGCCCAGATCAATCGGTATGCCCGTGGTGGCGAACGCCTCTATAAACGCCTCCCACGTGGGATACAGGGTTCTGGCGTTGGGCACTGTCCTGATTTTCCGGCTGTTGCCGGCGCTCTTAATCATGGTATCGGTCACCGGGGGACACCCCCCATCACCGCCACACGGCCGTCAGTCAGGAAAAAGGCAATCCCAGCAATCCCTTGTGCCGCAAGGTGTTCAGAGGTTACCCACCACCCCCCCCGCTTTCACTCGCTAAAGTATTAAGCAGGGCATCTAAAAGCTTTTCCCGTTCAGTCATCCATATGCTCCTTTCGTCATCTGTGGGGCCGGGCTTCCCGCAGGGTAAAGGCCAGCCCCCGCCAAATTGGCTCCGTTGCGTCAAAGCCCATCAGGGTGGGCCGGACAATGTTTTCCGGGAAAAAATTCGCCGTCACCGTCTCCCCGGACGGGGTCAAAACCGTGCAGGGGATCGGCCCCGCGCTGTGCAGCAGCTCCAGGGCCTGCCGCATCTGCCCGGCGGAGATGTAGTCCGCCTCATAGCTTGCCTTCCAGACCTTCCCCCGCTGCTCCGCCACCCGCCGGCCGGAAATCATGTCGACTTGAACGGATAGCTTTTCCTCATAGCACTTGTACTTGTCAAATCCCGCGTTGGGCAGCGGCAGCACATTGCCCAAATTGATCTGTACAGGCTCCATGGCGTCGTCTCCTTACTTGTCATCCAGCACCTCGGGGCTTTCCTTGCTGGCCGCCCGGATATCTGGCACAAAGGCCCGGGCAATGGTCAGCTTGTCCTCCGTCTGGATGGTGATGTTCAGCGGCTGAGCCGCCCCGGCCGTGCCCGCCGCGCTCATGGCGTTCACCATCCCCACGCCCACGTCCTGCAGCTGCTGGGGGGTCACCCCTTGGTACCGCTCCCGGATGCGGTCGGTGGAGAAGCTGGCCGCCAGCTCGGAATTGGAGGGGATGCGCCCCGCCCCGGCCAGGATCTTGCTCACCTGGTCTGCCATCTTCTGCGCCTGGGTGTAAAGCGCCTGCTCCTTAGACGCCAATCCGTCAATCAGTCCTTGCCCGGTATTTTCACCGCTGGCAAAACTGGTATCCGTCATAGTGTCCAGGGCGTTCCCCAGTTTATCGTTGTACTCATTTTCCAGGGCGTTCATCTGGTCCTTGAAAAACTGCTCGGCCACCTCAATGGCCCGCCGTTGCTTTTCGCTCCAAAGCTCATTGTACTGGTCCCACTGGGTGTCCGACATGGCTAGCAGCTGCTGGGCATACTGGGTCGCACTGTCCACATCCATGTTGAGCACCTCATCCATCAGCCCGCCGGAGATGTTCCGCTCCTTCAGCCGGGTCAGGGCGTCCTCATAGGCGTCAATGGCGTCAATCTGCTCCTGGATGCTGTTCAGGGTCAGGTCGTTGTCCTTCACCTCAAACAGATCCCCGTAGCCGCTCAGCCGGTCCTCCATCTTGTCCTGCTGGCCGGTAACGGCCCTGACCCGCTCCTCCAGCTGGCTTACAAGCTCATCGGTCTGGCCGGCCCACAGCTGGGCCTCCTGGTCGGCAAGGCTCTTGTCATACTTGTAGATCTGCTCGGTGACCTTCCGGTATTCGCTCACGTTGGAGCTGTCGGTGAGGTAGGCGTCCCGGTACTCGGCCATTTTCCGGTAATATTCCGCCTCATCCACCAGGTCGGTGTTTTTCTGGTGGTCCAGCTCGGCCTTCAGCTGCTTGTAGGTCTCCAGGTCCTGCTGGGCCTGGGTCTTGGCCTGTCGGCTGGCGCTGCGGCTCGTTCTGGCGGCCCTCTGCGCCTCCCCGGTCACAGACCCTATGGAGCTTTTCAGGGCGTTCAGCGCGGCGATCTGGGCCGAATAGCTTACCTGCTGGCCCTCCAGCTCCCGTTTGGCCTCAGCCGCCCGAAAATAGGCCTCAGCAGTCCCAGCCACATTCATGGCCTCATCCTGGGCCGCGATAGCGGCCTGGCTGCTGGCCGCCGCCGCCTCCAGGGTGGCAATCTGTTCGTCGATCTTGGCCTGCGTGATCTGGATGTAAAGTTCCCGGTTCAGCCGGAGGGCCCCGCTCTCCTCATCAATGGCCAGGGCCGCCCCGTAGCCCGCGTCAATCAGCTTCTGGGCCGTCTCATAGCTGAGTGTGCCGGCCTCGCTCTGCTCCTTCAGCGCGTCGGACAGGGTATCCGCCGCCCCGGTCAGGTACAGCGTGGCGTCCTCCAGCTCCGCCGCGGCCTCGGCGGCTTCCCGTTGAATTTCCGCCGTTTCCTGAAGGCTTTCAGACAATCCGGCTGTTGCGTCTGTAACATTTTCAGATAAAGCTGCAACGTCCCCATATTTATTCAGAACTTCATCCAGGCCATTTTGGTATTCATCAAATGCTTCCCGCAACTCTTCTACGGTCTGGATTAAATCTCTTTCTTTTTGTTCCAGCTCGCTTCTGACTCCAATGGCAACTCGCCCGGTTTCGGCCTCTTTCTCCATTGCCGCCGCAGATTCAGCCCGGACTCGCTCCAGCTCCGATTCCGCATCCTTTAGCTGCCGGGCAATTTCCATCTGCTGCACCAGCAGATCACTGTACGCTTTCGCGCCTTCATTGGCCACCATCCGACGCGCTTCCGCCTCAATCAGGTTTCGCACTGCGTCGGCGGTCATATTCAGCTTTCCGGTCTGTTCATCATAGGCCAGATTGAGTTCAGGGACAGCCGCGTTCAGATCTTGTATCATAGTCAGCAGAGCTTGCTGCTGAGCCTCGTTCAGTTCTCCAGCCTCTGACAGCAAAAGCAATGCGTCAGCTTGAGATCTAAGCCGCTCCGCATTTCCCTCCGCGGCTTCTGCATTTGTATCAAGCGTTGCCTTTGTCTCATCCAAACGTTTTAAAAGCGACTCATATTCGCTCTTCGTGCCATCGATTGCGGCTGTTACTGCGGTAAACGCACCAACAAGCAAACCAATCCCGGCGGCAATTGGACCGATAGGGGTTGCCGCCAGTGCGGCCCCAAAAGAAGTTGTGGCTATAGTAGCCAAGGCAGCTTTTGCTGCATACACCGTAAACCCGGTTGCCAAAACTCCGCCCGCCGCCACAACTCCAGTAATAGCGCTCACCAAAATAGGCTGTTCCGAAACAAAATCAGCCGCCCAGGAAAACGCGCCGGTTCCGGCATCGGCCAAAGTCCCAAGCGCCGGGGCTAATTGATCCCCCACCGCGATTTTCAGGTTATTTGCCGCGTTGGCCGCCATATCCAGCTTGGCCTGGGTGGTGTCGTACTTGGCCGCCGCCGTGGCGGCCAGCTCGGTGTTCTCCTCCCAGGCCCGGTTTGCCGTATCCACGGCGGATACCAGCGTCTCATTGGCCAGGGCCAGGGATTTGAGCATATTCGCCTGCCGGATGCCGGACAGGCCCAGATCTTCCAGCACCTGAGTGGCGCTCTCCCCCTTCTCATCCAGCCCGGCCAGTCCGGAAATAAAGGCCTGAATGGCGGTGATAGGGTCCTCGCTCCAGGCGCTGGAAAACGCCTGAGAGGACATACCGGCGATCTGGGCGAACTGCTCCAGCTTTTCCCCGCCGGAGGTGACCGCCTTCTCCATGGCGGTCAGGGTCTGGGTCATGGCGGTGCCTCCCGCCTCCGCCTCGATGCCCACCGAGGCCATGGCGGCGGCCAGGCCCATAATATCTGCCTCGCTCAGGTTGGCCAGTGCTCCTGCCGCGGCCAGTCGGCTGGACATGTTTGTGATCTCTGATTCTGATGTGGCAAAATTGTTTCCCAGGGCCACCACGGTGGATCCCAGCCGCTCATAGTCCTCCGCCGCTGTCCCGGTGATGTTGGCAAACCGGGCCAGGGCGGTGGCCGCCTGGTCAGAAGACTGGTCGGAGACGTTGCCCAGGTCAATCATAACCCGACTAAATTCCAGCACATTGTCTTTTGCGATCCCCAGCCGGGAAGAGGCCTCCGCCACTTGGGCAATCTCGCTTGTCGTGGCCGGAATTTCGGTGGACAACTCCTTGATGGCAGCCGCCATGTCCCGCAGCTCATCGTCGGGCAGCTTGGCCGCCTTGTTGAAGTTGGCCATGGCCGTCTCAAATTTCTTGGAGGCGTCCACGCTGGCCTGGATAGCCCCGGCGATCTCATGTAGGGTGGCGGCCACTCCGGCGGCCTGGAGCACCCCGGCCAGCTGATTCACTGCGTTCCCGGTCTTTTTTGTGGCGTTGCCGAATCCGTCGATGGACTTGGCCGTCTTGTCGGCGCTGTCCCGGGCCTCCTTCAGGTACTTGCTGTTGTTCACCAGCTCCCGATCCAGCCCAATCAACTCCGCCTGGGCGCGGTTGAGCTGCTGCCGGTATTTGTCGGTGATGCTGCTCTCTTCCCCGTAGATTTCCGCAGAACGCTTTAAGATATCATTCAGGGTTTTGATTTTTTCTTTTTGCTGGTCTATTGAGGCTGCCAGCAGATTGTTCTTGGCAGTCAGTGCCGCCACTGTGTTGGCCTGTCCCTTAAACTGAGCTTCTGACAAAGCAATCTCACTTTTCAGATTGCGCATTGCTCCATTGATAGAGGTCACCGCCTGTTTAAACTGAGTCTCTCCATCCAAAGCCAGTTTGGTTGTTATCGTTCTAACTACCACCCGGCCGCCTCCTTTCTCGGGCGCATTCGACAAAAAATCAAAAAAACTTTTCCAAAACCCCTTGACATTTACACGACTTCGTGTTATTATAATATCAGAAAGGGGGAATAACGATGGCCAAGCGAAAACGGGCAACGAAAAAGCCCACCAAAAACTCCATCGACTGGCGGCAAACCTTAGTCGGAGCTCTGGTGGACTTAATCGTTGGCACA